CCGATTACGTAAGTCCAAGGGGACTTACTTTGAGGCTAAGCCTGACTACGACGGACGGATGCGAACTAGTGTCAGAATCTGTGGAACTGAAACCGGGCGAAGCTCTAACAGCATCCTTAAGCAACCTCTACGACCCGAAAAGATTGGACTCGCATTCCAAACGATGACCAAGCACGGTGAGATAGGGGCAGAACTTCGCTCCTACTTCATCGCGGACCCTGGCTATTCATTCGTTGAAATCGACCTATCACAAGCGGAGGCTAGAATTGTCGCACTCCTCGGAAGGGACGAGAAAACCCTCAAGTTGTTCGACGATAAGGTTGACATACATCGGCTCACATCAACGTGGATTTTTGGTGTGGCCTTTGAAAAAGTCACTCCTGAGTTTAGGTTTATCGGCAAGACTACTCGACACGCTGGTAACTATGACATGGGCAAGAAACGGCTCATGCAAATTGTTAATACTGACGCCAAGAAGTTCGGTATTAACATCAGCATTTCTGAGTGGCAAGGAGGAAAAATCCTCGAAAAGTTCCACCAGTTCAATCCTCCTATCCGTCAAGTCTTCCACAAGGAAGTCAGGGATGCGATTGACAAAAACGACCGTGTCCTTGTCTCTCCTTTTGGACGATACCGAAAATTCTTCGGTCGATGGGGAGACGACCTCTATCGTGAGGCATACGCCCACATTCCACAATCAACTGTCCCAGACCACCTTAGACAGGCTGGGTTACGAGCTCTTCCTCGCTTCTGGGCGGATAAGGTCCTCCCAAGATTCATCGGAGGAAAAACCCCGTTCGTAGTGGAGGCTCACGACGCATTCGTTGGGTTAGTCCCTAATGAGTATGTCGGGAGATACGTGCAGATCATGACTGAGGAGTTGAACAAGCCCATCGACTTCTCTAACTGCACCCTCTCTCGTGGCAAGCTGATAATCCCTTCAGAAGCCAAGGTCGGACGGAATTACAAGGAGTGCAAAGTTAAGGGCTGTAGGGGATGCAATGGGATGCACGATTACTTACCAGTAGCAGCTTGAGGGCAAGAAATGACATGGCTGGACCACCTGATGACCGTAACGAAGGAATCAGAGAGTCCTAGAAAGTATTACTACTGGGCCGGTATGTCTGCCATCGCAGCAGTCGTGAAGAATCAGGTGTATCTTGATAAGTTCTATTACAAGCTATACCCAAATATTTACGTGCTGCTCGTGGGGAAATCCGGGATCAGAAAAGGGCCACCCGTAGCACTAGCAAAACGGTTGGTTACAGAGGTAGGTAATACTCGGGTCATTTCAGGAAGGGCAAGTATCCAAGCTATTATCACGGAGCTTCAGAAAGCTAAGACTAGTGATAATGGTGGTCCTCCCTTGACTGACGCTTCTGGATTCCTGACAACTTCAGAATTCGCAAGTTTCATCATCCAAGACCAACAAGCACTAACCATCCTCACAGACCTATACGACGGCGATTACAACCCTGAATGGACAAACCTCACAAAAGGCAGCGGCTCAGAGAAGCTAAAGAATCCATGTTTGACAATGATTGGAGCGAGCAATGAAGTTCACTTCAAGGATGCTGTCCCCGACAATGCACTCGGAGGTGGCTTCGTTGCGCGCACCAATATCATCCACGCAGATAGGAAGAGCATTGTCAATCCGCTGACCAGTAAGCCTAAAGAGGACATTTCAGTTCCGGAACTGGCGAAGTATCTGAAAGTGCTTTCTCAGCTTAGTGGCCAATTCAAGTATTCAGACGGTGCTCGCGAAATTTACAACAAGTGGTATACGGAGTTCTCAGACGGGGATTATACGGATACCACAGGGACCATCGAGAGATTGCACGATCACATCCTGAAGGCAGCAATGCTTATCTCCCTCTCCAGAAAGGTCAACCTTGTCTTGGAGGAGGAGGATATTCAAGAGGCGATTATTGCCTGTCAGGATTTCGTGCCGGGTGCGCGGCGGGTTTCTATGGGAGGCGGGAAGTCGATAACTTCGGTGGGGACTGCGACCTTCCTGAAGGAGCTACTTTCTCGGAAGGAACATGGCTATGCTATGACCAGGGTCAATATGCTCAAGAAGCATTGGGCAGACTTTGACTCCTACGAGCTAGACCGAATTGCGGAATCTCTAGAGGCTCAGAAAGCCGTGGTGATAAAGATGATTTCTCTCAATGGTAACATGAAGAAGGAGATTGTTTATGTCTTGACTCCTGCTGTAGTTGACAACTATTCGAAAATGCAGAAGGAGGGGAGTTAGCTCCTTCCCTTCCTGCCACTACTGGACTTCGAACGCTTGCCAGTTTTCTTCTCACGAGAGAATATACGCAGGTCGCCTTCCTTACCGAATAGGGAGGCGTCCTGTCCTTTCCCCTCAAACAGCCGCGCAAAACCGGGCTTCTGGAAAGGTGCTGCCGGGTCTGCGAGAGCTTTGTGAACTGACCATTCAGGAATTGGAGAGAACCCCTGAATTGCCTTCTCACCTGCGGTCGGTAGAGCACCGAGGAGGAAGGGGAGAGCATATGGACCCATCAGAGCAGAGGCCAACGCTATTTTCTTCGGGTCCTCGGTTTGTGTTCCTGCTGCTAGTCCTACTGCTCCTGCTCCAGCTCCGATTAGTGGGTGCTTATAGGACCTATTAAGACCCTGCTTGAACGTGTTTGCAGGAGTCTTTTGGAAGGGCACTAGGAGACGACCTATTGGGGTATTTCCACCGATGGATTCTCCAAAGGCATTCGGAGCAGTCAGGAGGAGTTCCTTAGCTTCCTTCTCTGAAACTCCTGCTCTCATCAGGCTTTTCGTCGACATTTCGTCAAACGCGCCCATGACCCGACCTGGAAGATTAAATTTGCTAAACCCTAGGTCGTTAGCATCCGGTGTGACAGCTCCTGCCTTCCACCCCGCCTTCAGATTCTTCCAGTTCTCCCCTGTATTCAGCATCTCCTTGAGCGGCTTTAGAGATTTTCCCTCAAGGGATGCAAATGCGTGCGCTCCGACGTTCCCTAGCATAGATTTGGGAACTGCCAGACCAGACAGCATCGCCGTCATTCTGGCTTGGAGAGCAGCATTCCACACCTTCTCCCCAACTCCTGCTGGTTTCTTTGGAATCGCTCCCGTTCCAACAGAAGGAGGCTGACCTCCCGGAGGTGGTGAAGCTCCAGGTCTCGGAGAAGGTGGATTCCCCCTACCCGCCCCACCCGAAGCAGCTTGAGCTCTGGCTGCCTTTATCCTAGCCTGCTCCTTGATAATGGGGTTAATGTTCTTTCCTACTGCTCCGGTCTCATTCCCTAATCGACTGGATTGAAGCTGCCTTACCAAACGCTGGTAGAGGCTTTCCCCTAACTCGTCAGATTCAGCATCGTCCATTGCACTTCTGAACTTACGAGCCGTGTCTTTTCCAGCTTGTGCAAATGGAGACTCAGAATCTGTCATCCCACGAGTTTTACGGAACCAGGAGTCCTTCGGGCTGTAGTCCTCCACTGTCATATCGATGCCTTTGTTCTGTTCTAAGGCAGCGGTAGATCTGTGATGACCATCGTGAATCTGGTAACTACCATCAGTGTCGATAGTTACGTAGGGCTTACTCCTGCTTGCCGATCTAGGGTCGGAAACTCCATACTTCTTGACAGACTCCACCTGAGTTCTATCAATACTTTCCTGACCTGCATACCAGTCCTTATGCGGGACCATTTTAGCAGATTCGATTGTCGATTGCGGAGAGGCTCTATTCCAATCCTCAGGAACGTAGGGCTTATCCTCGACATTGCGGAAAGGAGGGCGTTCCCACTTCGGTTCCTCAGGAGGAGGTTCGTTTGCTCTCCTAGCCTGCCCCGCTGCGTGCTCCGCTTTTACCTGCTCGCTTAGTTCTGCTTGCCGAATTCGGAACTTCCTAAAGACCTCATCCATCGCTTCTTCATGCGAGAAGTCTGGATTGTCCTTCATGACATTATCCATATCTTGCGCGAAGAATTCAGGTCTCTGCTCTTGTCTCCTTTGGAAGTTCTGCTTGTCTCGAGCTAGACTTTGTTGCTCTGCAAACTCTGCATCCCGAGCATTCTCCGAGTGAGTTTTGACCCACTCGTTTTCATCGGCTCCATCTATCTCAAGTCGCTCGGGCTTCTTAGGATTGAACCAGCGTTCGTCATTGGAACTAGGGCGAGAAGGAATCCCTTCATCCCCAAAGACTTCTGCCTCCTCAGCCAAGGCTCTCCGACGCATCAAATCTTCAGTGCCCTCACCTACGGAGCCAGTCTCATCCATCATCCGTTTCCAGAGAGCCATTCGCTCTGGACCACGAACGACCTCAGGTCCCGGCTCCATTGGTGCTCTACCCGGTCCCCGAGGTTCAGGAGGAGGTTCGACAACCTTTCCCATCTGTCTACGTCGAAGTTCCGCTTTCTGTGCGCGGGTGATCGCCCCTGTTCCCGGACCTACCGAACCAGTTTCATTCTTCAATCTCTCCGGAATTGCCGCTGCCAACCTTTCCTTGAGGGAAGTAGGCTGACGAGGAGAGGCTGCGCGCTTGACCAAGATATCTGCAGCCTGAGTATTTCCCTCTGCTGCCAGAGCTTCGAGGTCGGCAGTCTTCATGGCTCCCAGATTCTGCTTAACAGGAGCAGCAGCGACGGGAGCTTCCCTCTGGGTCATCGCTTGCAGCTTCTTTACAGCCGCTATGACTTCAGGAGGTGTCGCCTCAGCTTTTTTTGGTGCTTTTCCGGTTTGAGTAGGAGGAGGATACTTCGACTTTGCCTTCGGTTTTGCTGCTGGAACCAGAGGCTTCCCCTTTGCTAATCTCTGAGCCTCCGCAGCTGTGACTCCAGCTCTCTGGGCAGCTTCCTCCAGCCCATACTTATCGACCATCTGTGGGAAACTCATAGAGAATCCCTTTTCAGGCCGAAGCTGACCCTGTGGATTCAATCTCAATCCTGGACTAGGAGGCTCAACAGGTTCACCTCTCCAGTTGTAGGTAAGTCCCTCGCTTGAGACTCCCTGCGCGCTCTGTTTATACCTGTTGGGAACCAGAGCCTCGAATGCCTCCTTCTCAGGAGTTCTCGCCCCACCCATTCCAGCAGAGACATTAGATACTCGGCCCTTCTCCACAACCCCCTGAAGTGGAGCCTGTGGGAGAGCTTCTACTCCTGCCGGACCTGCCCTGAATCTGGGAGGACCGGGAAGTTGGCTCTGTGGGAGAGGAGGAGGTGTTTCAGTATTCTCCGCTAGCATCCTCCTTGGATGAGCACGAAGTGGAGAAGTCTGACCTTGAAGTGGAATCGTTCTTGGTTGCGTCGTGAGGGAAGGAGAAGTTCCAGCTAGATTAGGGCCTCCCACAGGACGACCCTGAGGCTGCATTGGAGTCCCATGAATCCCAGTAGTCGTAGTAGGAGGGGCACCGATGTCCTGAAGCCCGACATTTCCTACGTTCGATCCAACCGTAGGACGAGGCTTCCCTCCTGGATTTCGAAGTCCCAGAGCACCAAAGCCTACCTCCACAGCCCCCATTCCTGCCCGTCCGTAATCCCCCTCTGATAAACCTCCCCCGATTTCTCCCACACCATGAGCAGTCTGAAGCGCACCAATACCCTGAGCTACTCGACCCGCAGCAAAGGGAATTGCTTGCCCCGCAGCCATCCTGCCACCGAGGAGAGGTGCGGCTGCTCCACCTGAAAGTGCGGTCGCAGCAAGAGTCGCAGCACCAACAGGAGAGGTAGCTTGGGAGACAGTATTTCCAGCAAATCTAGAAGCTGCCCCTGCTACCTTATTCCTAACTAAATCGAAGGGGGAGGTAACAGGCGCACCCTCTACAAATTCTCCGAGCTGCGCTCCCCACTCTGCGGGCTTCGTCCATCTAGGACGATTGGCATTCTCCCAGAGGGATTCGCCAGTTCCCTGCTCTGCCTCATACTTGTCGAGGAGCGCGCTTTGCTCGGCCTCTACTTCAGCAAAGGTCCTTCGACGAGGTGCAGTTTGGGTCGGAGCTTGTGCTGGTGTAGAGAAGCTGAGATTCGGAGGAGGAGGATCAAAACCGAATCTTTGACCTGCCATTAGAAGCCTCCTCCCGCCATAATCTCTGCTTCCAGTGCCTTGAGAGTTTCCTGGAATGTGCTCCACTGTTCAGGAGTGAAGTCGTCCGGGCCTACAGGATTATCATCCGTCGAAATGAACTTAGCGAACTTCGGATGATGCATTAGCCTATCCAAAGCTAGTTCCCGAGCAGAGGTCTGGGCTGCTGGAGTCGCCGGTTTGTTCGCATTCGCATCGGCAGTTCGGCTTCGGATGCTAAGGTCTGCGTCTCGGTAGTAGTTGTTAACCTGGTCCTGATTCAAGCCTCTCTGGAGTTGCTCTCGGCTTATCTGAGTGTTCGCCCGAGAGTTCCTCAAGTTTCCTGCACCAAGAGAATCACCAGCGATAGTTTTGCGCTCGTTGGTCAAGGGGTTGTAGGCGAGGATAGAGCCGTCTGTTTGAGGCTCAGTTTTCCATCCCTGCTGGCGTAATGCTGCTGCAGCGGTCTGTGCTCTGGATGTAGCAGCCTCAGCCTGCATCCTGGTAGATTGAGAATTCTGCTGTGCAGTCCCTTCCAGAGCTTGATTATGTCGGTTTGACTCCAGAAACTTCTGATGCTCCAGCCCCATCCGAGAAGCATCCCGAATTGCCTCCATTCGAGATTCCCTCTCGTCCTGCTCCATCCCCGCCTGCTGTTCCAGCCCACCAAGCTCACCCTCGTATTCTTCCATTGCCCTACGATAAGGTTCTCTGTTGAGACCCATCGCAGTAGTGATTCCCTTCCCTGCATCCTTCAATCCAGCAGAGAATCCAGAGAGTGCGGAGGCTGTTCGGGTCCACGCATTCGGCTTGTATTCCTCCTCCTGAGGACGGTTCTGGAGAGCGGTCTTATATGCCGTCATCCCAGGAGTTTTCTCAGCTCGAATGTCCTGAATCATCCTGTAGTATCGTGAGGAGTCATCCTCATCTTCTGTCGGGATCTGAATCTCGGGCTGTTGGAAGCTTGTCCCTCTAGCCCCGATAGGAGTCTCCGGTGCTCCCGGATTGTCGAATCCAATCCTCTGATAGGGGTTCTTTCTTTGACCCCCCATAATACTGTTGAGACGATAGGAGTCCATGAGTCCCATTACTTCTTCTTCTTTCCGAAGCCGAGAGCACCGGCTCCTGTCATCAAGCCACCCGCGCCACCTGCGAGGCTACCTGCAAGGCCAACCCAGTCTGTCTTGGGGTTATTTGCCATGCGTGCATCGTAAGTGCCGCTCTGTTGTCCGTAGGCTAGATCCCGTCCTGCCCGATTCGCCCCGAGATACATATCGACTTCAGCCGGTTTGCTCGTGTAGAGAGAGTTCATTCCCTCCAGACCAGCAAGACGATTTCCCGCGTTGAACTGAGCTTCCCACTGTCGATTATAATCTCCTCTAGCAGCAGCGGCAGCAGCAGATTGAGCCGCTCGATTTGCCTCTGCCTCAGCTTGCGCTGCCAGACCCTCCGTGCCAAACATCTTGCCCCTCTGGAGGAGGCCCTGCATCTCTAGCTCATTCGCTCCACCAGATGAAGCAGAAGTTCCACGAGTCCGCGCAATGTCTGAAACCATTCCAGTTTCAGCATTGGTAGCTCCTGTAAGTCCGGCGACTCTGTTGCGGGAGAGGAGGTCTTGAAGTCCCTGTTCTGACCTCGACATCTGCTCGCCACCCCAGGTCTGCCCTTTCCTCTTGGTATCTGAAATTCCAAGCTCGGTATCTAGAGCCGCTCGCTGAGCACCAGCAGCTTGATCCCTAGCTGACCGAGCTGCCATTGCCTGCCGTCCAGGACCATACCCACCTTGGATAGCTCCCATCCGGTTCGATTCATCCGTCATCGTCTTGTAAAACGATGGGATGACCGAATTCCCGCGCGCTCGCATGTTTCCCATGTCCTGAGCAGATAGGCCACCGGTTTTGGCCCAGTCCTCGAACATGCCGTTACCACGCATGCGGGCTTGACCCGCAGCGTCTACCCCTCCTGTCCGACCCATCTCCTTGAAGGCATCAATATTTCCCTGCATCGATGCCATACGTTCAGGAGACCAGCCTCCAGTTTTCTGGAGTTCGGTAAGAGTCGCTTGATGCGTGTCGAAGATTGACCGATCAGCCCCACCTGTCTCTAGAAACGTCTTGTAGGAGTCCGTAGAGAGCTGACCACGTGGGTCCGCAGCAGCAGGAGCGTAGCCTCCTCCACCACCGCCGCCACCTCCACCACCATAGGCTCCTTGGAGGTCAGGAGAACCGTAGTCGAACTTTCCTTCCGAGAAGTCCTTGAAGCCACCGTATTGAACCCCATACATATCGGAGGCTCGACCTGTGGCTCCCTGGAGTCCAGTATTAACGGTCCCCATATACGAATTGTGCTCTCCGGTAGCAGAGGCGCGATCCGTATCAATCATCTGGTTCGTTTTCTTCTTCTCTCCACCACCACCCATATTACACCTTCCTAGTAAGGAGTTCTCCAGGATCTTCTCTGGATTCGAAACCAAAATGATTGATGAGGAGAGTTGCGAAGGCTGGATCTTGCACGAAACAATGAAGATCCTCAAGACCTGCTAAATCAGCACCTCTAAAAGCTTCAAGGAGAAGGCTTTTCAGAGCAACTACCTTAGCACGTTGCGAGGCATCTAGGTCGAGGATGATGATAGCTTCTGCAAAGAGCTTAACTTGACCATAAGCGACAACCCTCCCGTCCTCCTCGGCTACCCATTCTACTAATCGGGTAGAGCGATTCGGCACAGAAAAGTTGTCGCTATGGTGCTTTTTCCAGATAGCGTCAATTTCGGGTATGTCGCTATCTTGGAAAGGACGAATCTTCATTCCCCCTTGACGATTTCAAACGACTCCCATGCGTGGGGAGGTTCAGGCTTACCGATGAGCTTCACCGGCTGGTCCACCACAGTTGGTCCACCACCCTCGATACCCGCAAGCATTCCAGAGTTCGTCTTGAGAGCGATCTTGTCCCCGATCTTCAGTGCCCCTTCCATCATGGCGTAGATCGGATTCAAGGAGGCATCGATCATTGCCTGGACTTCTTCTGCTGATAGACCTCCCTGAGGAGGGAGTTCTCCGCCTCCTGATCCGCTCTCGTCCTGGACCGGAACGTATTCGTTTCCAGCGACCCAATACCAGGCCCATACAAGTCCTCCAGATTTGGCTGCCTTCTGGAAGTCAATCTCCGGAACTGGCTTCTTTGCGCGAGCTGCGTCAGAGACTGCTTTGGAGTAGGTTCCTGCGGCATCGTCGAGATACTGGATACAACGGGTGTAGTAACCGAGTTCGTCGGGTCGATCAGTCGGGAGGAAGATACGACCCTTCGGGCCTCCTGAGAACTGCTGTGTGAATGCGAAGAAGGGCATCAACGCATTCGGAACGACCCCAGGACCGTAACCGGGAGGGAGGCCACAATTCGTCATGACCTGCTCCCAATCACTCGCCGATGAACCCATCACTCGACCGATTCCCTTATAGAACCAATCGAGCGCCTCAGGTTCAGTTTGCGGACAACGACTCATGTCAAATGGCATGTTTTCTCTCCAGAAGCTTACCTTCGAATCCCAAGACGGGATCTCTACCTACTGTGACCACGCTGAAAAGTTTATCGATTACTTCTTCGAATCCTCCCATCCACTGGTTATAGGTTGAGAGCAGGAGATACCGTGAATACCGAGCGATTGTCTCCAGGAGGTCGATAGCTGCATCCGGATTAGCCTCGAACAATCGCTCAACAGACATCAGGGTAAGCTCGTATTGCTTCTCCCACTCGAAATCGTAAATATCAGTGCGATAGAAATTCCAGCCGAGTGCTTTGATATCCTTAGTATCTACACCATGTAGAACCGTATCCTGATGCTCCTTCTGAATTTCGAGAAGTAGCTTTCCATTCCCACAACCTAGGTCGAGGATGTTACCAACCATCCCCTCGATTCGATTCGGTGTGAGAGAAATAATGAACCTGTGAGCACTCTCCATCGAACTACGGCTCATGAATCCGTTATCGAGGAAGTCAGAACTTCTGGAGATATTCACCTTCAGCGTCTTGAAGTGCTGGAAGGGAAAGGTATTTCCACTCGCACCCTCATCGGGATAGTAGTCACTCAGCAGCCGCAATTCAGCGACTTTCGCAAGCGGTTCGGTCGCACTAATCAACTTGAATATGGGCGTCGTGATAATTGCTACTCCGTGGAGTGAGGACCATAGCATCGGCATAGCCAGAAGGGTCTTCATCCAATCGACCAGCTCTGCCTGATGGCCGCACTGCTCCATGACCTTGAATACGTCCATTCCTATTATGCAAGAAGGTCGGCAAGCTACAGAGCAGGGAAGATGCGAAACGGCTCGGACTCCTAAGGAACGGAGGAGCACGTTGTTATACATCAGATTCCGCTGCTCTGGCTCTATGTAAGAATGGTAAGTTAGGTCTCTCCAACCGTTCTGGGTCCAGTGCTTCTGGAAAAATTCGATACAGCAGGGAGGATAACCCAACATTCTCCCTATAACTGCTTGATTACCTTCTTTCCATGCCGTCTGGAAGTTCTCTGGGGAATGTCCAAAGTAAATCCGATAAGAGAATGGCTTTCCCTGCTCGTAAGGAATAGAAGTATTCCCATAAGAGAGACCAGAGGCCGCTTCCATTCCTACAATGACCATCGGAATCTTATGCTCCGATGACCAGTTATGAACCATCGGGAGATCTACCGGAGAAATGCTTTGGAGGATTCCCTCTCGCATTCCTGAAACTAAAGTAGCCCGCTCCACGTAAGGCCAGTTTGAGGCTATAGCGTGGATGCGAGGCTCCCAGGTATCCCTAGCATTCTCCGAGACCCAAACGGTTCGGAAGAACTCAGGGATGGTAAAATCTAAACGCTCTTGCTTTCTTCCGGTTGCTGTAGCCATTCTGGTCTCTCTGTTAAGAATTCTGCTTCGACGCCAGGACCGTAGTCGGTATGATCTCCATGCTGGTCCCCGTGGGGAGAATCTCCGTGCTTATCTCCGTGGTCTGTATTCTGTGGAACACTCCAGCGACCAAGGAGATCCTGAACCTTCCTATCTACTATCTCAGGAGAGAGCAGCTTGTCTTTATTGTCGGCCGCAATCGTTTCGAAGAGTGAATACCAAAGACGGCATTCTAGACTTCGGTTTCTCCAATCTCCTCCGATAGCAGTTCCAGGACACTGCCCTTTGCAGAAAGCGAAATATTTACAGTCTTTACACCCTCCAAACTCTTGAGGAGTGTGATAAAGCGCGATATATCGCTCGTAGCCGGGAGTGTCAGCTTTAAGCCAGTTGACCCCGTCTTTGTAAGCTCGACCGCAATTTGACATCGAACCATCGGGACTTATTCCTTGGACCGCTTCGGTCGTCTGAGGGTCACAGTTATGCCAGACACAGTTCGCTCTCGGTTGTTCTTCGGTGAGGAGGGATTGAATGTCGACGAACGGGTTTGCGTGAACCTTAGAACGCTTCGTCCATTCATAGAGAGCGAGGAAATTCTTTATGTTATCTTCCTCGGAGAGTGCTTCTTGCTCTTGTCCGCACTCCTGCTCCATTTCGTGGAAGTTAACGTAGCGTAGCCCGATAGACATAAGACTATCAAGCCAGCGAGTGAGAGCAGGAATATCATTATTCCCTTTATGGATCGTCATGATAAGGGATGGAGGGATTCCCCGATCACATAGCTTCTTGATCGCAAGCTCTGTCTTAGCAGTCAAATCGTTCGTGCAGCGAACACTATTCAGCTCACCGGGGCCATCTATCGAGATTCCTACGTGGACCTTATACTTGTAAAACATCTCGATGTGTTCATCGGTGATGAGAGATCCGTTCGTCTGAATCCCGTTCCTACCGTGCTTCTCGAAGCCATACTTAAATACTTCTTCGAGGTGCACCATCGGAGTGAGGAGAGGCTCACCACCAAAAACTGCAAAGTCGACTCCAAGACGGTCGAGTTGAAACTTCACCCGGTCCCAGTCTCGCGGCGTGTTGATATTGCCTGCATCTCTCTGCGATTCCTGATAGCAGTATTTGCATGCGATGTTGCAGGCGATACCAACGGGAAGATATTCGACAGTCATTAGAGTCCTATGAGAACCGGCTGATCCTGATGAGTGACATTCGCATGGGCGACATTTTGGTGAATCGTGTCGTTATGATTCGCATGAGGAACATCGCTGTGAGCAATATCCGTATGCGTGTCCCCATGATTATTTGTGTGCGCGACTTGAGTGTAGTAGTTCTGATGATCTACGTTTCCGTGATAATTGGTGTGCGCGGCCTGACCCGGTGAGTCGTAATGGTTATTCGCATGAGCTAGGTTATCGTGCCAATCACAGTGATCCTGAAAGACGTAACCATCATTATGGGGATAACCCGGCCAATCCTGATGGTCGTGATGGTCAATTACAGTGCCCCGATCGTAGCGCCAACAATCTGCATGATGATAACTATAAGGAGTAATGTTGGAATGCGTATCCCCATGCTCCAGAACAGCCCACTCATCCGTATGTGCGATGTTAGTATGAGTGTCTCCATGATAATTCGCGTGCTCGTAATTCGTGTGTGTATTTACGTGAGCTACGTTTTGATGATAATTGACGTGAGCAACGTTTTGATGCCCAATGTTTGTATGAGTGTTGGTGTGAGTAGCGATTCCGGTATCTGTATGAGCTACGTTTTGATGGGTAATATCAGAATGAGCATGGAACTCTGCAGCCTCTCCTCCTCCAATATGGCGAAGCTTATCCCCTTCGACCCAGAGGCTTCCCGTTCTCCCATGATACTCACCATTCCAAACGGCCTCTAGTCTAAAGACGGTGTTGCCAGCTTCGTTGACGTAGTAGATGTAATAACCCTCTACCCATAGAGAGCCAGGACGAGCGAATCCTATACTCTTGATGAATGTGCCAGCATAGGACCACTCCCTAGAGGAGGCATCTACGTAGTTAAGGTTGTTGCCTTCAACCCAAAGGGAGCCGGGTCTCTTAGCCATTTACCAAGGAACCCATTTATCTGCGCCTACGGGAATAGCGAAAGTGCCGGGAATCCAGACAGATCCCAAGCCTGTAACTCTCATTATCTCTGTGGTGTTATTGTAGTTTCGGATGATAAGAGGGAAGTCGTTATGGTTCGCACCCGCAGAAATCGCAAGCCCGTGAGAGGTTGGTCCAGAAGGCCCTTGAACTAATATACCAACGTAACTATTCGAGGGCGCATTTACTGTCAGGCTATGACCCGCTATGGTGGGAGTAAGAACAGTCATCGTCCCACCCTGATGGTTAAAATAAGAACCACCTGAGGAGATGTTGGCTATCGTCCCTCCCGTAACTGCAATCGCATTGGAATTCTGGTAAGCCATCGACCCAAGGCCAATAGCTGTCCGAATGCCTGCAATCGAGGTCGCCCCAGTTCCCCCGCCTTCTACAGATAGGGTCAGCTCGTTCCAAGCTCCCGTCATCCATTGCTGGAATTTGACAGGGCTTCGAACGAGCTTCACCGAGGCGTTCGGGGGATTTACGAGCGCATTGTATTGCAGAGAGATAGCATCGAAATCACGGTCCTTCACCTCATCGACGAAGGTAACGTAATTACTTGTAATTGTCGGCTTGAGCCAGTCCGCCATCTTTGTTCCTCAGCGTGGCAATTTCTTGCGCCATCTCATCGACCTGCTTGTAGAGTTGCTGAAGTTGCTGAGTCATCTTCCGACGAACAACGTCAAGTTCTCCTATGATTGCGTAGAGTTCATCGAGGGTAATTTCTTGACGCGGAAGTTCATTCATTGAAGACTCCAGTTGGAGAATCAGGAGTTCCCTGTACGGTCCCAGGAAGAATTCCGTCAGCGGACAGTTTATTGAGAAGCCGTTTATTGAGACTAGTTGTTGTAAAGTTTCCTGTGTTGATGAACTTGATGTAATCGGTCGCAGCTTTACCAGTGTATTGATGTTGGAAATAACCCCCTAGGTTATCCTTAAGCTTGATGAGCAGGATTCCGGGTTCATTGACTGCTGGAGGAGGTGCAGATGGAAAAACAGTTTCATTATCCATCGTGAGCAATACTATCTTGTATTTGTTCACGACCTCCTCTGGTTTGACCTCCGGTTCGGTCAGAACTAGTTCTTCCATTTCTCCTCTACTTTCTGATTTAGTTCCTTAATGGCGGCGACCAACATCGGTATCATTTCAAGGTAATTGATTTGCTGAAGACCATCTGGAGTCAGGTAGGTCTTCATTCCAGTATTACGAACTAGCTCTGGAGCAACCTCCTGCACATCCTGCGCAAGTAAACCAAGTCGAAGATGGGGATCAGCCTCAGCATCCTCGCTCATTGGTTTGAAATAGAAGGTGCCAGGACGCATCTGAAGCACTTTATCAAGACTACCTACCAGAGGCGTGAAATCCCGTTTGAGTCGTGCATCGGAGGCTAACGTAATATCTCCGAAGTAGCTCGCGTCAATCCAGCACTGAATCGCGCCAGTCCATTGGTAGTTGAAATAATTCCCGCTGTAGGCTCCATAGACACCCGCACGACAAGCGTATCCCCATCCACACTTAAAGACTCCGCCACAGTTGGCATTTCCACCAGAATCTACGATGAAGGTATCGACCTGAGCATTATTCCGAAAGGTGATGCCGCTGCCTTGAATGTAAGTGATGCCACTCGTCGTGAAATGAAGGCGTTGATTACCCTCACCACTAATATGCCAGACGTCGCACGCTAATCTGATTAAGCCAATAAAATTCGACGTAGAAACTACCGTCAATCCACCACTTAGATACAGACCAGTATTGCTAAATAGTCCATATGATCCGTGAGAGGCAAGATACCAACTAGTTTGAATCCCCCAGGTTGTATCATATCGACCAGGATATATAGGCCCAAAGACTTGTGCGCCTCCACCATCCACGTAGAGGTCGCCTCGGCCTATCCTAACGCCCTCCCCATAAATTATTATGGGAGTATAACTTGATGTAGTAATGTTATACCCGTGAAGATAACCACTTCCACTCTGGAAAAATAGTTCAATCCCACCACCAGTAGAAGGTGGCGCACCACGAGCACCAACAGCCCTAACACAAGTTCCAGCAACGATAAAAGATCCTGCCTTGAGATTATTAGCTACTGTAAAGTTACCAGCTCGGTCTAGAAAAGTCTCACCTCCTATAGTGGAGCCTTCAGAATCAGCTACAGCCTCGAATCGGAGATGATCAGCATAGCTGATAATACGAAATTTCTTAGCATCAATTGCTTGATTTGGCTGATTGAAGATAATACCTGCATGAGCACCATTTAGAACAGCCGGTCCTCTTACCTCCAAAGCATAATAAGGACTAGGTCCATCAGTATCTGCTGGAGTAATTGTCTGTCGCTTGATAAAACTATTAGCGACATTCGTATACGCAATGTTTGCAGGTAGTGGGGGAACAACTCCGGGGGGAGCAGTCCCTTCCAAACTCGACGCATTAATCGGCATCGGAACCCAGCTCGCACCATTGTCGAGGGACTTCTCGAAGATGTGACTTCCTTGGTTATATCTTTGCCACATGGTCTAAACTATGCCCCGAGCTTTCCAGTCCACCGTCCGCTTCACTCGATTTCCCGAGGAGTCAAAGACGTAGACGGAGAAACCAAGAGGGTTAGGAACATCCGCGAAGTCAAAGATTGCGTAGAAAGGCTCCGTAACAGACTTTGTGGTGCAAGTGATGGATTCCACGTCTTTGAAAGGTTTAGTAAACGCGACGTAGGTCCCTGGATCATCAACAGCGTTGTAAGTTGCGTAAACCTCACCACCATCGTTCTCCCGCTTAACCGAAATAGAAATGGTAAGATGCCAGAGTTCTAGGAGACTTCTGTCATCTAGTGCATCCCATTTGAGACGAAGATAAAGGTGTCTCAAACTAGGAAAATATTGACTCGCACCAGAGACCACCGGAGTCCAAGTTGCATTGTCTAGCGACGAGGACATCTCGATAGTTACGGCAACATCCTGGACGATGAGATTGAAATTGAAAGCTACGGTTACGATGACATTCGAGATCACCGTTCCGTAGTCTATGTATTCCTCGTAAGTTCCATTCAGGTCTGTAGGCTGAATGTAGATCGTGTAATCAGCCTCTAGCTGGTCCGAAATCTGGTCCCAGTTATTATTAACGAAATGCTCCTCCCAAGTCGTCGGGAACCAAGGACCAAGGAGGGAGGGAATAGCTGGTTGCCGAATTAGGTCGACACGAGGACCAAGAAGCTGGGAAGTCCTTTTATCCTGAAGCGCGTAATCCGGAGGGGAGGCAACTTGAACGGTAATATCCGCAGGTGCCCCTCGATTACCAGCCACATCGACCGCAAGGACAGAATAGACATACGTGCCTGCGACGTTCTCAAAGGTTGAAAAGAAGGTGGAGTCCACCTGTGCGATTACGACCCCAGACTTAGAAACTTCGTAATAGAGAATTCGAAAGGTCGAAGATGGAAGAGTCCATCTCAGAAGAACGTTATTATCGATGACCTCACGCGCAAGGATGACAGAGGATATTGCTGGAACATCGACCAGAATGGAACGGGGATCATCTGAATACTCACCCGCTGAGTTTATGGTCTTAATGAGAAAGTAGTAGGAACCAGATAAAAGAGCATCGAGATCCACTTGCAAAGAAGCTGTGCGAACTCGGAAAGTTGCAGTATCCCAGAGTAAGCCTTCTCGAATTTCATAACCAAAAGCCTGTTCTACCTGCGACCAGAAGAAACGAACCGAAGTCGGCTGAAATGCGAAGGTAAAGGATGGAGGAGCTGGGAGAATTCCAGCGATATTAGTCGGAAGCCTATCCTTGATGATAAGAGGAAAAATCTCCTCCTGAACAGAAAGAAGGCCACCATTTAGCTCCATCAGGATTTGATAGAGCCGTGGATTCTCAAGCTGGATTCCTTGGATTAGTCCCTGAACATCGATATGCTGTTTACGGAGCTCTGACTCAATGTCTCCAAGCAGCGCCTGAGTATCAATCTCGCTCATCCTTCAACCCTAGTTGACCAGAGCAACTTGTAATAGAGATTGAAATTCGTCATCGAGAAGTAGTTCCCAGCCTGATTGGTCCTCAGCTTTACCGAACATCTTTCCGAAGTGAAGTTGAAACCTCGGAAGATCGGGCGTCCGGGAAGAGGGTTCAGAGTAACCGGAGGAACTATAACCTGCTGTGCATCATCGAGGCTCGTCAGGTTTATGAGGAGGTAGCCAATCCCCTTAATTCGCGCGCGAAATCCGGTGAAGTGATTGACAGGCCAATCGTCATCTTGCGGAAGAAGGGGAAACTCCACCCAGGTGTCGATAGCAAGGTTATTATCGAGCTTGAGATCCTCAACAATCTTGAATACAGATGGAGAATCGAGGCCAGCAAACTTCATGACCGATTCTTTATCCGCTTCATTCACGTCGACGACAACAGTCTGCGGTCGGTATGGAAACTCCCAAACGGTGAATCGAATATCCTCAACTGTGAGACCCTCGGACCAGTCCACAACGATGATGGCGTTATTCTCCGATGCTGTATCAAGAGGACAAGCCACATAGGTTAAACCTTTCAGGGGATCTACAGATACTTCAACCTTGTGGAAAACCTTCTTGTTTATTCGGTCCCAGATGTCGGAGATGTTGCTGGTGACCTCAGTGTCGGAGAAAGTTCCAGTATAAAGCTGAAGCCCACTCCTATCGGCGATGAAGGTGCGGTCTCGAACGTCCTCCCCAAAGTCGAGAATTTTTCCAACTCCGTGACATTCGGTCCCGACACTTTTATCGAGAGCGTCAACTTTCCAGAATCCTGCATTATCTCCATTATCCTGCGTAATGTAGGATCTTTGAGACTTGCAACAAATAAGCTGAGTTCGATACTCAAAGCAGTATCGGACACCACCGCCACTATCGCCGGGATTGATGGTAGCGAAGCCATCGGCCTCGTCAAAGGACTCCGGTTGTCCAATGGCTGAAGCTCTAACGATTGATTCGTTGACATCTTCTCCCCAAATAATTAGGCGGCCTCGATAAATATTGACTCCTACTCCAGCGGGAATAGATCCCAGCTGCTCCAGGAGGTAGGAAATGTCTGCTTGGAGGTCGGCGTCGAAGTAGCTTACCGTTTTCGTCGTAGTAGAATTGTCAGGAATCCGTCCATCCGGGATTACATACCAGGTCTGGTTGTTATAATCCCCGGAGAAGACTCCATTGACTGCTACATCCTTCGTTCCCACCAAAACGCGCGCGACGGTTCCAGCAGGCCCGACAGGAATAGCGGAAAGATCTACTTTCTTTCCTCCGGATTCAGAGGAGAGCGCACAAGAAGAGCCGAATGGCGTAATGTATCCTGATGCAGTCTCAAACGCAACTGCGAAAAGATGAATGCCCGCGTCGAAGTTGCCCGCTGCTCCCTCTGCCGCAACCATTCCAACTGGAGGCGGCGCTGTTCCACCAGCTGGTCGTGCAACTCCCGATCCCTCATACACATAAAGTTTCTCTCCGGGAAGACCTTTAAAACCATTATGTGGAGTGATGTAAGCTCGGTTGAACATGCTGACCATCGAGAAATCTACCATCGCTGGTATATTTAAGATGGCAACATGAGTTATGGAATCGTAGAGGACCCCAGAAGAATTGAGAATGAGGAGACGGGCGACCTCGCCTATCCTCTTATAGATAGCAATCCGTCGAATAGGTCCGGTCTCCGACGTGTCGATTGAACTTCCGTCGCGAGTCTTAACACCCTGATTAATGAACTGAATGTTCCTCGACGCCTTGAAAAAACCCGGAGGGACGGATTCGTCCTCCCCCCGGTCGAAGGTGCCGCGGAACTGATTGAACGAAATCGGGTCGTGGTCCCGCAGGCTCATCTTATGCCTTCGGATATTCGACTTCCATCGTTACTACGTCGCCGGTTACACCCGCAGGATAAGCAGCTGCTGCCAACTGCGCCCCTCCAGGAGCATAGACGAGAATCTTTCCGGTTGCTGCATCGAACTTGAAGGTATGGTCACCCTTGCTGTAGAACTCTGCCCAGAGAGGATTCTTGATTGTCCCAGGTTTGTTGAGACCTGAAGGAACCTCTCCACTTACTACGTAATTCCCGGAGAATGCAAGAGTCCCAATAACCCGCATCGTGCGAAAGTTTGGGAGTTTCTGAGTCTGTGTGAAAACGATAGCCATTTTTCCTCCTAAACCGACAACTTAAGACGGAGGATCTTAAGCGCGGTATCGTGTCCGGCCCCTACGAACCGGCATTCGCTGACCTCTTTTAACGAGGCCTCCGACTAGAACGTCATACCACATCTCAGCGTCAGCATTGAGGTTCTGAGCGCGTGAGTAGTTCTCTCCGAGAAGTGCAGATGCGATTGCTGCGGTTCGAGCTTCCAGAAAGAGTTCCGAATTGAGGATGGTAATGTTCGAGTTGACATCGGTAATTGGCGTCAAGCCCTTCATGAACTTGATATAGAGGTCTCGATCCGTGAGGGCGGGAGAGAGTTTAATTTCCTCTTCCCGCCATGCCCAACATTGAATCTCTGTGACCGGATTCGCCGCTGGTTCCCAGTTTCGCTCCTCAACATAGCGAAAGTCCCTCTGTAGGGCACCTCGCGCGCCTTCCCGAATTTCAATCGGATAAAGCAATCCTAGGGGGAGACCAGAGCCGTCTCCGAGGTAGGAGACCCCGGCATTCACAGGAACCCTCTCTGCGACCTCTTTCGTGACTCCCATACCCGAGCGAGACAAGCGGGTCTGGAGTTCCCGGTATGCCTTACTCAAGAGCGGGAGGAGTGCAGTGTCCGGATACATTATCCCCTGAGGATCATTCAGGAGCGGTTTTGTTCCTTGGAGGATCGTGGATGCCAGGATCGCCATTCTATCCCTCTACTTCGCTTTTCGGGTCGTTGAACACGACTGCTTTGATTGCCCACATTGCAGTCGTTTCGTTTTCCGTAATCGCGACCGATGTTTGCCGAGACGGAGGACAAATTTCCTTGATTAGTCGCTCACCCTCGGAAAAGTGAGCACGGAGCCGGTTGATCTTTTCGAGACCCTCTGCTGAGGGTTTGTGATAAGCATACGGTTTGTCAATCATGTTATTCCTCCAGGATTCGGGAGATACAGATTTGCTCTGCCTCGTGAAGAAGTTTCAGAGCATCAACTCGTTCCTGAGACTCTGGAACATTATAGAGGATGCTCTGAGCCATAAGAACAAAATCCTTCGCAACCTGCTCCACCAGTCTTTCGCGAGGGTGTTTGGGAGCAACAAACTTGAAAACCTCCTCGACGTTGAAGGTAGAGATAGGGTCCAATTAACTCTCCTTTAGAGTATTGAGCGCCTCTAACCATCGCTCAATAGATTCGATAATCTCGTCTAGGTTGGTATCTGAGATATCGAGTTTGTCCACTTCATCATCGCCTTTACAGAGTGCGATTGTGACCGACCAGAGTGGCTTCATCGCACTTCTTCGTAGTTAGCTCTGAAGTAAGATTCGCAGATAAGCCACTGGTCCCTAGGGTTCGCTGGATCACGCGCAATCATGTCACCAACTTGTGGAGATCCGTTTTTCTTATCCAGCTCAGAAATAACGATCCCGTTCATCGGCTCCCCATACACATAGGGACGAAGCTCAGTAACTCCGGCTTTGCGAAACTTTTTGAACATCTCTAGACTCCTGTTCCGGATTATCCTCGCACCTTCTCGATCACACCCGCGCCAAGGAACTCCTTTTCGTATCTGTTTTTGTCAAGTATACCATGACACGAGGGGCAAATGCAAGCGATTGGATGAACCTGAGCGAAACAGAACTTGCACTTCGAGAGGGATTCCTCGATTCGGTTCTGAACCATCCAAGCCCGATCCGTTTGTCCGAGAACTTGAGCCGCAGTCCTCTGGAGTCCGGTGATGAATTTATGCTGGCGGTATCTTGCCCAATCGTCATCCGCCATCCGCAACAGCCGCACATACCATTCATCTTGCAACTTTTTGAGACCTTCGAGAACGGCACCGTGCGCGGCCTGAAATGCCTTCTTCCCGTTCTCGTTCGGGAGGTATTCTCCCCAGACCCAATCTATTCCCGGCTCCGCGATCCCTGCCTCGTAACCGACCATCGCGGTTTTGTGGTCATAAGCAATGCTACGAGCCACCAAATCGGAAGGATCAGGGACAATAAGACGAGGGCGGTTGGAGTCCAGGTAGACAGCATGTTGGCACCTTTCGATGTTGATAAGGGAAAAGTCGCCCGGCTCCGTATACGGAATGATGAAAGTTCCGGGCACGAGTCCAGGCTTTTCTTCGGTCAACGGATACGGGAGGATGCTGACGATGGTGCAGATATCGTTAGATCTCGGCGGCACTGACGTTCTCCTTGTAAACTTTGGTGGAGTCTACGAATACGGAATTCTCGAAAGCAAAGAGGGCAGACCTTCCAGCTTCCTGAAATTGAGCCTCGAAGTATTTGGCGTCATCTTCGATACTCTCGTGGTATTGATCCCTCATATCCGAATCCGAAAGCTTCCGCCTCTCTCCGAACTCAGCTGTGTGCAGAACTGCCTCCAAAGCCCACTCAGTAACCGGAAGAGCTTCACCTTTAGCGTCTTGAAAAACGTAGATTGGCTCATAGGTTCCATTCACCACAGGTGCCCAGGGGTCTAGAGACGAGCCTTGAGAAACAAGCTCGCGATGAAGAGAGCTACCAGGAGGTATAAAACTAAGACGCTCAAGCACCCAACGCGCACCCATATACCAGTATTTTGGGACGTCTCTAACCTCTGTTCGCTCTCGTAGAAAGATTGATCCGTAGAAGTCGGAGAACTTCCCAAGCCGTTTTTCTCTCTGGTCGGGAGCCCACGAGATTCTCCAGATTGGGCGGCCATCTAGTGTCCTCCCGCGATCCAAGAGCTTCTGATTGAAGTAATCTATTAATGCGTTCATAAAGAAGGACCGGAGAGCACGTTGACCCTCCGGTCCCCTCCTATATCAATAGCCCGACGGGACCGTCAGGGTATCGATGTAGCTGCACGAAGCCGGGTTGTTGATGAAGGTATTGAACGAGGCGGTCAGGTAGAAGATCGTTGCCGTCGCAACGCCACCCGAAGCACCTCGGAGTTCGAACAAACGCCGCCCCTCTTCCTCGTAGAAGCCTGCGGGATGCATTTCTGCACGACCCCAAACCTCTCCAACGATGAAGTCGATGCGCGTCTTGTCCCACGAATACGATCGCCGGATAGGAGCACCGGCGATTTGCTGAACGTCGAAATAGAGGTCGAGACCCTGCTGCGAGCCGCCATTCCGATTGACGACCTGCACCGCCTGTCCCAGTTCCTCGTAGGACTGAACCTGACAGGGATGCATCCAGGCCTGAACCTTGACGCCGTTATCGAGTCCGATACGGTCGCCAATACGGTTCAGAGCAACTCGCGCGTGTGCAGGTGCCAACGGACCAGCCGCCGCAACACGGGAGGCGCGAATCTCTGGAAACTGTGCTCGGTCCAATCCCAGCCAAGTCCCAGTCGAAGCGTTGTTGTGATGGTAGGGAACGCCAAGCAGAGCGATTGGGTTGGCCCCAGATAGCCCTTCGATAACGATCCTGTCACCAGCGACGGGCGTCGTTGTGGCTCCCTTGATTCGGAATGTCTTTGCCGCATAATCCACCAAATCGATCTGCGCGGCAGTTCCGACAAGAGCGGCTCCAGCCGAGGGTGCAATGACCTTGGCAGCGGCGAAAGCGGCGTCGTAAACCGACACGAACTGTCCATATCGGAGGAGACGAACACCGAATCCGTCCGTGGTGCAGGTAAAGGTATCCTGACCACCCGCAGTTGCAACCGAGGTAATGGTCGCGACTGCACCATTTCCCCCGGTCATGAGGCTGGAATCGACCTGACGCCGGAACTCTGCCATCGCCTTGGCCAAGAGTTGCCGGAAAGCATTGACAACCGACTTCCTCGTATCGTCGGTGGCCCACTGTGCTCGCTTCTGCCACTCCACACCGTGCTTCATGTGAACAGTGGAGACGAGAGCCTTCTCGAACGACTGACCATCGCCGCGTCCCAGGTCGCCGCCATCCGGAGAGAAGTAACCGAACCGTCCACCGGGTCGGATTTCCATCGGGACTCTCATATCCCGATTCGAAACCTTCTCAACGTCACGCTTCTCGATGTTGCCATAGAAAAGCGAATCGCGGTCGAACAGGACGGGCACTTTGCTCTGGACTGTTTCCAGTTCAGCAGCAACTACCTGCGTCTCTGTTAGAGCCATAACCTTTTACTCCTATCGGTGCCACACCTTCAGGTCCGGCAATTACGTGTGGTAGGACTTTGACAGCCGGTATTTGAGCACACCAATTTATTTCTTCAGAGAAACCTTGCCCGAGAGTATATCCATGTCGGAAGTGCGGGCGTAGTCGATTTTCTTCGGATCGAGAACCGTCGCCCTTTCCCGCCGCGAATCTACCCGCTTCGAAGATCCCTCGAAGGGCTTCTTTTTCTGTGGAATACTTGCAAGCTTCTCATCCTTCCCATTCGGAACTTTCCGAGAGGGTGAAGAGCCGAGGTATTCCGATCTGATTCGGTTCCGGAGGTCACGAAGCAAGGGACGCGCACCCGAGAGGTAGGTGTTTACGATACTCTCTTTGCTTGCTCGTGAATAGGCGTCGCCAGCAGCTCGTTTCCATAGACCCTGCATCCTTCGTGCGTGGACGGGGTCCTTGGCGAGTTGGGCGTTCATCTCATTGATTACATCCTGGACGATGGAGGCTTTCATCCGTTCGGGCATCGTTCCAGCAGGGTCCAAACCTTGACGAATGGTTTGGTCGAGGGAGCGAGTTACGAAGTTGAAGATTTCCCCATCTGCCTCTTGGTATCTTGTTTGAGCCCACTGCGCGCGTTCTTGCTGGAGTTGGACCTCAGCAGGATTCGGCTCTTTATTCTGCTTCTTAGCGATGTCCGGGATCTCACCACCGTTCGCAAAGATGAAATTGGCGAGGTGACGGGCCGACATTGCAAGATTCTTGTCGCCGGTCTTCTCGCCATGTTTGAATGCAAGGAAAATCAGCTCCTCTAGAACTGGCTCGGTAGCGGAGATAAAGAGCTTCTCATCGATTTCTCTGAGCTTCGGAAGCCAGTTGAGAGCTACCTCCTTGAATGCCTTCGGGTTGTTCTCCGAAAGCTCTTTCATCAGGAGGTCAGGCGAACCCTGAACCAAAGTGGATTCCAAGAGGTCGTAATTATCAGCCTTCTGGGAAGCCTGAGCAGCGTCTTCAGGGGTCGGAAACGCCTTGGAGAATTCCTGGTCCCTGAAATATGCAACCTTGAGGTCAGGAAACTTCTTGAAGATACCGGGAAACTCCGCCTTTATCTGCTTTAGGGACGGTTTGCCTTGGATGGGCGAGTCGGCCTCGTCGGTCTCCTCGGGCTCTTCGGACTCTTCGGTTTCGTCGGTTTCGTCTTGAACATCTTCGTCCTCTTCTTCTTCGGCGAGATCTTCGACTGTCGGCTCTTCGTTATACGATCTAGCTTTTTCTTCAGGAGGAGAAGGTTCTCCAGATGGTTCGTTGAGGACGGCCATGTCTGCAGAGAAGTCCCCATCAGATCCGCCTCCGGAGTCGTCAGGTGAAAAGAATTGTTGAGGATTGAAGAAAAACATTTATCTATGCCTTTCGCACCGTAACGACAGCCGCTCCTGTCGTGCAACGGAAATAGGAGGCGGAACAGGGAATTCCAGTAGTTGCAGAGGCCGGAGAAGCTACAAATGGGCCAGCGAAAGCAGACCCGATTTCAAGCGCCGCCGAGGAGAAAAGCTGTCCTGCTGCGGCCGGAACCGCGTAGACTACGTTTTGCAGGCATGTAGTCGGGACTCCGAAGGGAATTTGCTCAGTCGGCATTTTGTTTACCTTTCTTTGGGGCTTCTTCCTCAGATTCAGCCTCGGATTCAGCAGCAGCTTGCTCTGCCATCTGCACGAATCTCTGATGCTCTTGCATATGGAGGAGGACGTTTAGGTAAGCCCCTGGATTCTCTTTCTTGTATTGCAAACCAACTTCGCTCTTGAGCCAAGCCTGACATGTAATCATCTCGATTTCGTGATTATCGAGAGTCTCCTCTACCTGGACCGACGAGACCATCATCGGTTGGGGCATCATCTGCTCTTCACCTGAAGGAGGAGCTTCGGGAGGAGGTGCGGGAGGTCCAACTGGCCCCATTCCCTCTTGCGGAGCTTGAGGAGGCGGAGGAGGCATTGTCGGCATCGGCTCCCCGAGAATAAGCTCCCCGATCTCCACTAGCTGTTTATTCCGGTCGTCATCACCTGGGATGTAGAGTTCCGGAACTCCAATGATTAGGGCGATTAGACCAGCATTCTCGGGGTGTCGGAGGACATTCATCACATCCTCGTTACCACCCTGGAACAACTGGAGAATCATGTCCCTTTTCTGAGCCCATGAGATCGGGAAGCTTTCGTTGACGTCTGGCTCAACTTCACCCACGGAGCCGGTCATGTGAATGTGCCGAATCCAGACGTTTACATAGGTAGAGCCGCGCTTTTCTACGTATTTCTCATCCTCCAGCATGTTCATCGCATAGCTGCGAACAGCCTTCGACAGCATCCTCGCCCACCAGATCTTTACGATTTTCCAGGTGATTTGAAGACGCTGAAGGGCCTGCGCTCGCGACATTTCATATTCTTTAGCCGTTCCACTTCCACCCGTAATGGACCCGCCAAAGACCGTAGGTAGCGCACCCGAGATGAACTGACCGACTCGCTCAAGGCGATTAAGGAACTTGTCGATTTCTTGACTAATAGATGATGTCTTAGCCTCAAAAAATCCTTCACCAAGAGATCGACCGGCGGGTGCTTTAGCAGGAGAGACTTGACCCGGGCGCGCCTCTGATTTACCGTAGGCATCAAAGTCAAGAACATCGGGATCGGCGTATAGCTCCGGGATGCCGAACTCGATTCCCTCCAGGGTAAGATTCCAGCCTTCATTGGTCATGTCCTGAATTGGCATCACCGAGGAGCCTACCGATTCAGCATGAAGATTCTCTGAAAGGGGATGCTCCGTAATGGTCCAGTGATCCTCCATTACATCAGGAATTCCCTCAACGACCAAATCCTTATTGATAACGACGCAATAAACGCCATTAGGGTAGAGGGAGCGGAGTTCTTCGATTTCATCCTTATGACCAGCGATTCCGAGAACATTGAAGGCCCAAGGTTGAAGCCACACCCTCCTACACGTGCAAAGGTCGGTCGAAACGTCCCCTTTGAGGGCTACAGACGTTCGCATCGAGCGATCCATCGAATCCATATCGATAAGGGGCTGGATTCGCTCGGCTATGTCGGGATAAGTGTCCTGGAGCTTGGCGTAATGCTCTTCCGTCTCCAAAATGAGGTAGGGAAGATCCTCTTTCTTGGTCGCCCAGGGTGCAACTTTGACGTTCAGGGGACCATAGACTTCGAGACACTCACGATTCTTTGGGGTCTTGGCATATCCAGCGATTCGAGGAACAAGCTCCTCAAAATCATCCGATTCGGGCATATTGTCGTAGCCACACTGCGGGCAAGCCTGCTGACCCATAGCTTGGTCGGCCATCGGGGGCAAACTTTGGGCTACGGGAGGCTCATCAACCGGACCAGTGGGCGAGGGGAGGTCGAGAGGACTCGGTTCTTCAGAGCCAGCCTCTTCCGGGGACGGTGGAATAGGGGAGGCAGAAACCTCCGCAGAACCGAGAGCGTAGCCGCAATTCGCGCAATAGTATTCGCGAGTAACTACGGCATGATTCTGAACGATTGGCTTCTCGTAGACTCCGTATTTCTCAGAAGCTCGATTTTCATTGTAACCAAAGATGACTCCTTGATTATAGAGAATGAAAAGAGCCTTCATGAAAAGAAGTTCGGCGTAGTTATGCTTCTGAACGAGCATTCCTATCTTCGTATACGCCTTCGCCGTCTGAATATCATCAGGATTCTCAGCGTCGTCAGGCACGAAAGGAACGGTCGGAAGCGCGGAACTCATCGCCGCGATAATAACCTCTCCATATGCTCGGTAGATGTTGATAATCTTAGCATAGAGAGCTGGGTCGATATCGCTCTGAGGATCTTCTTCCTTGATTTGGTCCGGAGTGCGCCAATCGAGAGCAAAGTCTGACCACCAGATGTATTGGATATTATCCCAATAACACATCTGCTTTCGCCACTTCTTAATAAGACGGTCGCGCGCGAAGCGGTCGTGCTGCTCAAGGTGGTCGATGATCCTTGAGAGATTCTTCGCAATATCGGAGTCACAGAAATGCTCCTGTTCGGCCTCAGCCTCAGGTAAAGGCTCTGGAGAAAGAGCGAGAGGCTCATCCTGCGGCTCCAAGTCGCCCTGGACGATAGGACCACCGAGATCCTCTTGCGGGAGGAGCGCTTCGTCGAGGAGTTCAGGCTCAGCTGGAGGAAACATTGTTCAACTCGGCTAAATCCTTGTCGTAATCGACCTGTTCCTGATTCTGCTGGTCCTGAATTCGGTCAAGTTGTGATCGCTCACGAAGTTCGATCTGCTTTTTCCAATATCTTTCCTTAGAATCAGCCTCTAACTTTGCCGCTTGCTGAGACCAAGGAAGGACGGCCTTCTTTACGGGCTTGAATTCGCGCTCTTTGGAGTCGATTTGGGCCTCAGACGGTAACACCCCAGAACGACGTAAGAGATTGAGACGAATTTCCCGCTCGTCAGCCTCCATTATACGGACTTTATCTTCCAGAACTCGATTCTGGGCGATATAAGCCGAATAAGACATCTCGGCGGAGCGTAAATCGTTCTTCAGGCGAACAATTTCCCCCTCCAACCGAGCAAATTTGCTCCAAGGCCACATTAGAACCCCTGCTGTCCCATCATGGCCTGACGATAGGCCATCATTTTCGCGCGCGGGTCCATCATCTGCCTCTGACCCTCTTGCATAGCTTTCATTTGCATGATTTTCTGCATTTGCATCGGGTCAGCTTGCATCGGACCCATCGGAGTCATACCAGGAGGAGGTCCCTGAGGCATCTGAACTCCGGGGGGTGCTTGGAGACCTTGCGGAGCCTGCATTTGCTGCATTCTCTGCATCTGGGCGTTCCTCTGAGCCATCATTGCTTGAGGAGGGATTCCCTGGGGTCGTCCTTGAGCCTGAGGAGGCATTCCTTGAGGAGGTCCCATCCTCTGAGGCATTCCCCCACCCATCGGAGAAGGAGGAGGTCCGCCAAGAGATTCTCTCGGTCCGCGAAGCTTTTTGGGTCGAGAAGGACCCATAGGAGCCTCAGGAGCGCCGCCGATTCCCATTGGTGTGTCCATATTATCTCTTTATGGAAAAGTTATGCCCTAAATCTCTGTCCTACTGACCTTGAGCGCGTTCGGTGAACCGATCGAGATTTCTTGAGGAACTTGTGCTCGAAAACGTGCATTTGGCGATGGAACTGGTTGTAATCGGAAGTTTCCACGAGCTTCTGAATGATCTCCCCAAGCGCCGTCTGCTTCTCGTGCTTCGTTTTGCTCTCTCGAATGTATCGAGAATAGGCTTTAATAAGGTAACGACCGCCATCGTAAGGATCATCACCATCGAATTCTTGAACGTCTTCGGCGTTCTTCCCATCTTTCTGTTCATAGATGCAGGATGGTATCGCTTCTCGAAAATGAGAACAAGAACGACAGACTTGGAGCTTCGGAAGATTCAATTCGGGAGGGTCAGGCTGAAACATCTTGATGTATTCCGAATAAACATCAGGACCCTGCATCCGAAGAATCCGTTGCGCCGTATCCTCTCTGAAACCCTCGGGAGGAGTATACTTGGGAGGGCGAGGCTTCCATCTGAGCATCTCATGCATCAGGAGCTTCCCGCCGAGCCGGTCGTTATCAGCTTGCTCCCAAGAAATCCCAGTGGCCTCTGTAATCTGCTGCTGGAGCGTCTTTGCCTCCCCCCTCTTACCCCATGCAGAGGGATCGAGGGTGGCCGCTCCAAGATTATCTAATTCAAACTGAGAAATTCTTCTAACATCTGACCCCCATTCCTCAATGGAAGTCTTTTCTCGGACATATTCGCGATAAAGAAAGAGCCTGCCATCCGGTGCCACCGCTCCCCAGCCGACCCATGTCTTAGCCGTATAGCCCCAATCAGCTGCGATAACTCGTGGCCACCAATATGGCGGCTCGAAATCT